CAGATAGTAAGCGAAGCGCGAATCACCTCCCCGACCGGTACGCCAGTCTGGGTGCAGCGTTCCCGTGAAAACCACTATCTCGACTGTGAGGCTTTGGCGGCGGCGGCTGGCTACCAGCTTAACGCTCACCGCCTAAGTCCGAACGCACGACGGAGGAATGAAGACGATACAGCGGGGCCGACCATTCCGGTTCCTGATGCAAACGGAGCACCAAGTTCTGAGGTGGAGAAGAAATTCGACCGCATCTCGCAATTTGCTGCTCGATTTAATGGGTTGTGATGATGAATGCACCAACAAAACCGCGCATTCGCGTCGGAACTGACGGGTCGGTATTAGGCGTAGTCCAACCGTCTTCACCACAGCACTCCGCGCAGTATTTCCGGTCTCCGGGAAGCGGCGGAGCTGCGGCACTTTTTGCGTGGCGTCCTGCTTTAAGGGACGCCCGTGAAGACGTGCGTACAGCATATATTGAGGCCGCAGCTCGTGCGATTGAAGCTCTGCAAAACTCTGGCTGGATTGCTGGGGCGGTCAATCAAGCTGTTGCGACAACTATCGGAACTGGTCTTCGCTTAAACCCAACGCCGGATCAAACCGTTCTTGGATGGGATGAGAAGCAAACGGAAGAATGGATCGACCTCGTAGCCCGTCGCTGGATACTCTGGTCAGAAAACCCCGTCGAGTGCGACGCGGCCGGTAAGCATACCATGGGGCAGTTAACTGCGATGGTTCTCAAGACCAATTTCGCTTATGGCGAGGCGATTAGCCTGCTCCCGTCGATCCGCCGCGACGTGTCAATGACGCGGACAAAGGTTCAACTCGTTTTACCGCACCGGCTCGTGCAAGATACGGACACAATGTCCCGTATGTTTCAGGGCGTCCGCATGGACGATTTCGGTTTTCCTCTCGCCTACCGCTTCACGAAAAACAGCATTTTCCGAGATCAGGTTGATATCGCCGCCCGCGACAGCACGGGGCGGCCGCAAGTGGTTCATGTTTTTGAAGGCGCTCCGGGTCAAACGCGAGGAATTACGCCTCTTGCTCCCGTTCTCCGCGTTCTCCGTCAGTATGACCAGCTTGCGGACGCAACACTTACAGCCGCACTTATTCAGGCAGTGTTTGCGGCGACAATCGAGAGCGAGGCACCGACCGAGGCTCTGCTGAATGCTCTTCGCGACGAAGGTGAGCAGGAAAGCAGCGGATCGCAGGCCGAGACGTTATTCGGATTTAAACAGGCTTGGTATCAGCAGACCAAAATCGACCTCGGATCAGGCGGGCGGATTGCGCACCTGTTTCCCGGCGAAAAACTGACAATGAACCGGTCTGAGCATCCGAATGATACATACGAGGCATTCAGCAAGTTTCTCCTCCGCGAAATTGCGACCTGCCTCAGCATGACGGTTGAAACGCTCACCGGTGATTATACCGGCGCGACATACTCGTCTGTTCGTATGGCGACAGCCGAGAAATGGCCTCTCGTTCTCGCGCGTCGGCAAAATATTAGCGGTCGCTTCCTACAGCATGTTTACGAGGCATGGCTTGAGGAAGAGATAGAGGCAGGGAATGTCCCTTTTACCGGTGGTTTGGCTGCCTTCTTCGCTCAGCGTTCTGCGGCTTGTTCCGCTGAATGGCGCGGCCCAGCCAGACCGCAGGCCGACGACCTCAAAGCTGCCAAAGCTCACGAGGTTTATAAACGCATGGGTGTCATGACCGACGAAATGATCTGCAATGATCTCGGCGTCGATGTGGATGACGTTTATGAGCAGCGTTCCCGCGAGGCGAAGAAACGGGAAAGGCTAGGATTACCGGACGGCGATACAATGACGCCCGACCCTATCGGCGACAAACTGGTTACAGAGGACGAGAGACGATGACGGACGACGTAATCGGCCACCCTGACACGGTCGTTATCGATTGGAATAATCCTTGTGAACGCGCGAAGGCGTTGAGAAATGCCTATTATGACCGGCTTGCGGGCGGCTCTGCGCAGCGTGTCCGCTTCCGACATGGCGATAATGAGCAGGAGGTTCAAACCTCTGTGATGCAAGGAAACCTTTCAATGCTCCGCCGTGAAATGATGGACGCGGAAGACGCATGCCGAGAATTGCAGGGCTTAAAGCCTCTCAATCGCCGCTTCGCGATCCGAGGCGGCTCGCGCCGGTACTAACACCTCAAAGGAAAAGTCTATGCCCGAAACGCGTGCCTTACAGGCGGCGCTTGCGGAGCCATGGGCGATTACAGCCGAAGGGCTGGAGCTCGTCCTCTCTGTTGCCGCCCGTGAAAATAATGTTTCTATCGAAGCGCTCGAAGCGTACCGATCAAAACATGTAGCCACAGCCGAGCGCCTGCATGAGCGGGGATCGGTCGCAATCATTGAGGCGCGCGGCCCGTTGTTCCGCCGCGCGAACCTTTTCACGTCGATTTCGGGGGCAACTTCGTACGACATTATGGCTCGCGATCTGCAAGCCGCTCTCGATAATCCCTCGTATCGTTCAATCATCATCAATTTCGATACACCGGGCGGTGAAGTGACCGGCGTTGACGAGTTGGCGAAAGCGATCAGAGCAGGCAAGGCTGTAAAGCCGATTATCGCTTATGTCGGCGGATCGGCGGCGTCGGCCGGATATTGGCTTGCCTCTCAGGCTACCGAGATAGTGATCGCTGAAACTGCGATCCTCGGGTCTATCGGCGTTCGTGCGGCCTTTCAGGACACGAGTAAGAAAGACGCGGAAGCTGGACGGCGAGAGTTCATTTCCTCGCAGTCTCCCGGCAAACGGACAGACCTTTCAACAGATGAGGGCAAAGCACGTATTCAAAACACGATTGATGCTCTCGCAGACGTTTTTATCGCCACGGTTGCAAGTGGTCGAGGGGTGAAGCCCGACGACGTGATCGCCAAATTTGGCGGTGGCGACGTACTTATCGGATCGGCCGCAGTAGCGGCCGGAATGGCTAATCGCATCGGCACTTACGAGGCGGTAATCGCAGAACTGGCAGGGCGCAGCCCTTCGCCAACAACCAACAGAAGGACTGCAAAGATGGAAAATGAACAGATTGAAGCTGCGCGCAAGGAAGGCGAAAAGATTGGTGCAACGGCAGAACGTAGCCGTATTCAGGCGATTTTGAACCTGCCGGAAGCAAAAGGCCGCGAAGCCTCGGCGGCTCACCTCGCATTTACGACCGACCTGTCGGCTGATGTTGTGAAAGGCGCTCTCGCTGGCCTGACTGCCTCGACAACTGAGCAGACCACGGAAAGCGAACAGCAGCAGCCACAGCCGACAGGTCCGCGCTCAAGCGAAGCATCTGGCGGCCTTGTAACTTTCGACCCGAAAGCAGACCAACCGCAGACCTCCGCCGAAAAGACGAAAGCGTCGTGGGGCAAGGTCACGAGCAAACTGAACGCCGGTATGTGATCGCGAGCGCGCCTTCAGGCGCACGCGATCCGCTGTGATTAATCCCTCTTATTGGAGAATTTGAACAATGTCTAAAGTGTTCAACGAACCGCGCCACGCGGGAGAATTTATTTTGAACGAGGCCAACGGCCAGCGATCCCGTGAAGGCGTCACCATTGGCGAAAACCAGAAGATCGACCCGGGCGCTCTCTTGGCTTTGCTCGCGCAAGACGGCGGTGTTACGACCTCGGTCGCGGCGGGTTCCGGTAACACCGGTAACGGTACTCTGGATATGGCTTCACCGGCCGTTTCTTCAAAAGCAAAGAACGGCACCTATACCGCGACCGCGGCCTCGGACACGGTTTTCGCCGTAGCAAGCCCGACCGGAGCAAGTCTCGGAAACGCGACCGTTGGGACAGCGTTCAACAAAGAAATCAAGTTTACGATCACTGCGGGCGCGACGGCTTTCGCTGCGGGCGATAGCTTTGATATCGATGTCGGCGTTGAAACACCGGGCGATTACCACGCCGTCGCATATGATCCGGAAGGCGACGACGGCAGCGAAAAGGCTGTAGCGGTCGCCATTTATCCGGCCGTTACCGGTGCTGGTGAAACCGTCAAGATCGCCGCGATTTTCCGCGATGCCGAAGTGAACGGCCAGTGCCTCGCTTGGCCGGAAGACGTAACCGCCGAACAGAAGGCAGCGGCAACCGCCGATCTCGCCTCCGTCGGTATTCTCGTTCGCTGACGCTCCAACGTCTCGACGTAATTTTTTCTTTTGGAGACATCGCAGATGTTGGATATTTTTAATAACGATGCGTTCTCGGTTGCCAATCTGACCGACGCAATCAATGAACTGAAATACAAGCCGGGCCGCATTGGCGAAATGGGACTTTTCACCGGTAGCGGCGTCGATACAACGACAATCGCCATTGAAAAGAAGGGCGATATTCTGACTATCGTACCTCCGACCCCTCGTGGTGCGCCGGGTACGACAATCGCTAAAGAAAAACGCGATTTGCGTTCTCTGATCATCCCGCATTTCGAAATTAACGATGCGGTGTATGCAGAGGAAGTACAAGGCGTTCGTGCCTTTGGAACCGAGCGTGCACTCGAAACCGTTATGACGAAAGTCGGTCAGCGCCAACAAACCCACGTCATTAATTTTGCTGTCACCGAAGAACATGCCCGCCTCGGTGCAGTAAAGGGTATCGTTACCTATGCGGATGGCACAACGCTTAATTTGTTTCACGAGTTTGGCGTTAAGCAGGAAAACGAGATCGATTTCGCCCTCGCTGCCGCGAACCCTGCCGAGGGTATCCTCCGTAAGAAATGCGCTTCAATCGTCCGCAAAATGTCTGACATTCTTGGCGGCGTACCGTTCACCGGTATTCATTCTTTTGTCGGTGATGATTTCTTTGATGATCTGCTCTCGCATCCGGAAGTTCGCGAAACCTTTAAAGGCTGGTCGGAAGCTCAAATTCTGCGCGAGGGCTATATCGGCCCGAACCGTTCAAGCTACGGCATCTTTGAGTTTGGTGGCATTGTCTGGGAAAACTATCGCGGCGGTATCATTGAGGGAAAAACCTTCATCGAAAGCGATAAAGCGAACTTCTTCCCGACCGGTGTTCCGGGGCTGTTTAAAACTGCGTTTGCACCTGCCGATTACATCGACACAGTAAATACAATCGGTCAGCGTCTCTATACCAAGCAGTACCGTATGCAGAACGACAAGGGTATTAATCTGGATACTCAGATGAACGCGCTGCAATATTGCACGCGTCCGAAGGTTCTCTTGCGCGGCAAGCGGTAATCGCCATGCGCTTAAACAGTCTCGCAGCACGCACCGCCTTTAGGGCGGTGCAACGCGAGTTTGGTGAGGTCGTACAGATTGAACCGCTTATACAGGGCGAGCTTTCTGTTGACCTCACCGACCCCTCCCGCAAAATTGTTAAGGTTTATGCGATCATCGCGCTCACGCCGAAAACGGATATTCTCGACGGCTCGCGGCAAGGCTCGAAGATCAACACGACAACGCGATTTACGCAGAGAGACGCGGCTATATGGCTCCGCCCCGAAGTGTATGCCGCAATCTCGTACGAACTTCGCGAAGGGGATCGCGTCCGCATGATTGAGCGGCCGAGTGAGCCGCCTTACAAAGTGTCTCGCGCACCGGCAAGCTCCGACCGTGGCGATATTATTGTTTCTCTTGTTCTGGATGGTAACCGATGAGCCTTACAGCCCTTGCCGTTCGCTTTGCAACAATCCGCGCCCTTAAAGGGCGGACATTCGCCGAGGATCGGGTCTTTGACAGCAAGATTAATCCGGTAAATCTCGTTGCGAGAAACGAGAGCAAGCCGGTTATTATCGTCACCACGGACGACGACAATATCGACATTACGGGCAAGAGCTTGCGCGCGGGCAATCATAAGCTTGAGCTTGTGATCGAGATCGCCGTTACGCAGAAAATCGAGGTCGAAGTCGAAAACGGCGACAAGACCGAAGTTATTACTATCCCTGCAAGCGATGCAGGGCTTGAGGCAACCGTCGGCCTGATCGGCTGGCAGATTGCGAAAGCTCTTTCCGCAGACGGTGGGAATTGGGGAAATATTTGGCGCACCCTTGTGACGAATGTTCATTCGATTTCAAGCCGACGCGGCGCAGACGAGGAAAACGGCGTCCGTTATGCTGCGCGGCAATATATCTATTCTCTTGATCACATAGACGAACCGACGCCGGGAGAGACCCCGTGTGAGGGTGGCGCATGGGAAAAGATACTAACCGCCATGAAGGGCGACGCCGACTATGCCGGTGTCGCGAAGCTTATCGAAGCCGAAATCACAGGCGGCGACTATATGCCGTGGGAGATCGCTCGCGGGCACCTCGGCATCGCCGACGACGTTGCTGAGATTATCGGCACAAACCCAATTAAAATCGACGAAATTGTCCCTCTCTCTGCCATTGACCTTACAGACGAGTTTACGATTGATGAGCGGCGGGCAAACGAAATTGACGGGGCGGAGAAATGAGGCTTGATCAATTCCTTGCCGATCTGCTCCGCCGAACGGCAGAGATCGAGCGGCGTTTCGACGGCATGGTTTCGCAGGGAACCGTTCACGAGGTTGAACCGAAAGGTGGTACCGTCCGTCTCCGCATTGGCGGGACGGACGAGGAACCGTTTCTCTCCCCTCCGATCCCGTATGCTCAAACGGCGGGCGCTCTAAAGGTTCACGCTCCTCCGTCAAAGGGGCAGCAAATGACGGTCTTGAACGGATCAGGAGATTTTCGCCAAGGTCTTGCGCTGCCTATGACATGGAGCGACAGCAATAAGTCGCCGAGTGAGAAAGGCGATGAAAACGTCCTGACATTTGGCAATTTCAGAATTGAACTTCGCGGCGATGAGTTGCGCATAACCGTCGGCGGTTTCATCGTATCGCTGACCGCAGATGGGGCTTTCTTTACAGTCGGCGGTATCACTCATGCGATTAGCGGTAATGGCGTTGAAACGAAGGGAGGAACGGTCAAGCACGATGAAAAGAACATAGGTTCCGATCACGTACATGGCGGCGTTTCTCCGGGCGGCTCTAACACTGCCGTCCCATCGAATTAAAGAGGCAGCGATGAAAAAGACTTATCTCGTCACCGAGCGCGCCGGTCGCTACGTCGTAGGCCAGCGCAAGCCGGATAGCGGCCGGATAGTGCTTTCGGACAATCAGGCAGCCTATGAACTGGCTCTCGGAACTATTGTTCTCGCTCGCGATGGTGCTGAGGCCGAGGCTCTCCCAGAGAAAAAGACAAAGCGGCGTAAAGCCGGAGAAACCTTGGAGGCACCGGCATGGAAAGAAACGCAGCCCTTGGCGTCGATCTCAACCGAGTAACCGGCGAATTAATCGTCGGCTGGGCGCATGTTGAGCAGTGCATCGGCGATATCTTTTCGACCTATTTCGGCGAACGGATTATGCGCGAGTGGTACGGTTCACTCGTTCCTAAACTGCTCGGTGAGAATATAACGCACGATACAATCGTCAATTTTTTCGCAGCTATCACATCGGCAATCGACCAATGGGAGCCGCGTTTTAAGATCACAAAAATAATGCCTCTCTCAGTTGGCCGAGACGGCAAATTTCAGGTGCAGATTGACGGCGATTATCGCCCTCTTGCATTAATCGGAAACTATACATCGGCCGGTGCGAAGCGCATAACCGCTAACGGTGCAATTGGCAAAGGGTTGGTTATTTCATGATTAATCTTACCAATATCGGGCAGCCTGAAGTCATTGAAGCTATAGATTATGAAAATATTCTCGTTGACCTCCAAACTGAGCTAATTGAGCTTTTTCCAGAAATAGAACCCGTTCTTCAATTGGAAAGCGCACTCGCTAATAAATTGATGCAAGTCGCCTCTTATCGTGAAGTCCTTCTTCGCGCTCGCATCAATGATGCGGCTAAAGGCAATCTTTTAGCATTCGCGACCGGAAACGATCTAAATCACCTTGCAGTATTTTACGGTGTCGACCGTATGGAGGGTGAAGAGGATGAGGACTTCCGTGACCGCTTACATATAGAAGTAAAAGGCCGATCCACTGGTGGATCAGCACATTGGTATGCTGCTGCTGCCCGTCGTGCTGATGTTCGTGTGAAGTCAGTCGTCGTGTACCGTGAACGACTTCTACCTATTATCCACATAGCCGTTCTATCCAAAGAAAACGGTGGCATCCCAGATAAACAAATGCTCGACGCTGTAGAGGCCGTTGTGATGAGTGATCAGGTACGTCTGGTGAATGATACTCTAATAGTTGAGGCTGCTGTCAGTTCTTCGACAGACATTGAGGCAGACATTTGGCTCCTGCCGAATGCAACAA